ATTTCTTTTACCATTTGCGTGCCCAAATTTTCAATCCAGCGAAATTCGTAAGGTGCCCACATGTCTTCTGCACGTGCAGGAGGATGTATCGGGCTCCAAATTGACGGCAACGTCACGCAGATATATGTATCCATGAGTAATTCAGCATACCTCGGGATGTAAAATGTGAACTTGGACTCTTCGGTCATACGCAACTTCTTCTGACCATCGAAATCAACTCTAAACTTTTGAAGACCAAAATTCGTATATTTAAGGTATGTGCTTTTGAAAAATGACTTTTTTGGATTACCGTTAAGAATAACGTTTTGGTTACCTGTAGCCACCAAATTCAATAAACCGCCGGTCATTTAGTATTTTATGAAGTTGGTTATTATTTGTTATGTTATATATAACTTTATATAAAAATCTATTATTATATACAACAACAACAGAATGAAAGAAAATCAGGTCGAATTCGTATTTATAGGTATAATTACTGTCGTTTTTGCAACATGGAAGATATCCGAAATGATTAAAACACGGTCGTATGAAACAAAGGCGGCTGCTGGCCTATTATTAAAAGAGGGGTTCAATAATGACGCATCTGCTGGTGCAAAAGCCAAAACCAAAGAACCAGAGCTCATGACACAAATCACCGACTTGCTCAAAAAGAATAAGGTTGAAACATTCGTGTCGGACTCTCGCATATTGTCCACAGAGAATTTTACTGTTGAAACGCCTGAGCATGAAATGACAGTAAATCAACGTAAAAAAGCTGCGACCGTAATTGACAATTTCAAGGCTGACACATCGTCTTCGTCAACGTCTTCGTCGTCTCCTCCACCACCACCGGTTAATGCACCAAAAACAGACAAGCCGATTAATGCAGTAAAAGAAGGCCTCGAAAATCCAGATGAAAATACCAAGGAATTTATCGATAAAAATATCACGTCTATTAATCCAAACGATAGCCAAAGCAAGTTCAAATTGCGTGATTATTATATTAAAGCCGCGTATAATGCATTCAATCCCGATAAATTCAAGAACTCAAAGGTCAGTATGGATGCCCTATTGTATGTAATTGCACGCGGTTGCCGTTTTATTGACTTCGAAGTGTTTTCTGTTGATAACCAACCGGTGATTTCATCGTCATCGGTGAATTCATTCAATTACAAAGAAACATTCAACCATATCCCTGTATCTGATGCATTTGAAGTGCTAGGAAGTTATGTGTTTTCAGGAGCCAAATGCCCGAATCCAGGTGACCCTTTTATCATTCATATGCGTATGATGTCGCGTAACGTCACGATGTATGATAATCTTGCGAAAATCATATCGCAAAGCAAAACTGTAGCAAGAAATTTATTAGGCCCCAAGTATGGTCGTGAATACCAGTCAAAGGATTTAGGGAACGAGAATTTATTGGACTTTAAAGGGAAAATTATATTAATAGTGGACGGCACGAACCCTGTGTATCGAAACACCAAACTATTTGAGTTAGTCAACATGAGCTCGAACTCGTTGTTTCTCTCGAAATACACGTATTTTGGTGTGAAGAATATCGGAGACCCACAAACATTTAAAGACGCAAATAAGAAGAATATGTGTCTTGTTATTCCGGATAAAAGCGGCAAGCCATACAACGAAGGTCATAACGGACCCTATACATGGGGATGTCAAATTGCGGCGATGTGTTTTCAAGAAGAGGCACGCGATGAAAAATTAAAGGCGTATGAAGATAAATTTGCATCTGTGGGGTATGCGTTCATTCTGAAACCAGAGGACTTGCGTTATGTTCCGATTACGATTGCTCCTCCTGCACCTCCCAATCCGAAGGCGTCGATGGAAGCACGACCCACGGAGGCAGCTGGTGGTGTCAAGATTACGTTGTAACAAGAAGAAATAAATAAGAACCAATAGTGTAGTGTAATGTGCATGTGTCATGACTATTTTATTCTAATGATATGATAGTAGTATATCATATTATTTTAGGTATGTCTCACAAAAACAAACGTGACGATGTTAGTTTCGAAGATAAAGAACTTGAAATCCTACGTGATGCAGTCGATTTAGTTGAAAAACGAAAAGGCGAAAAAATCATCCAAGACCCAAAAGTAAAAGATATTATATCCATCGTTGAGAAATTCATCGCTGATAAAAATTTGGTATGTTACGGTGGAACAGCTATCAATAATATACTTCCAGAAGATGCACAGTTTTACAATAAAGATATCGAGCTCCCCGACTATGATTTTTATTCAGATAATGCACTTGACCATGCAAAGGAGTTAGCGGATATTTACTACAAAGCAGGTTATGAAGACGTAGAAGCCAAATCTGGTGTTCATCACGGAACATACAAAGTATTCGTAAATTTTACTGGTATCGCGGATATTACACAAATGGAACCAGCATTATTCAAAGCAATCTCTCGAGACGCAATTATTAAAAAGGATATACGTTATGCTCCACCGGATTTTCTTCGTATGGCGATGTATCTCGAACTGTCGCGTCCAGATGGCGATGTGTCACGTTGGGAAAAGGTTCAAAAACGTCTCACATTATTGAACACACATTATCCCCTTAAGGGATACGACTGTGATAAGATAGAATATCAACGCGGCTTTGATGGTGCAACTGCTTCAAACACAGGTGAGATTAGTATTTCAAGAACGAGGTCTAGTTCGCAGACGAAGACGAAGACGAAGAGTCGGTCCAAGTCTGTGTCAGGGTCAGGGTCAGGGTCACGGTCGCGAACGATGAAACGTGGTGGCGGTAGAAATAGTGACAGCCCTATGAGTCGCGACGATGACACCAAAAGTGCGAAAGCCCACAAACGTGATGCTATACGACAAATCATCAAGAAATACCATAATCTAGATGCATACATGAAACATTTGTATCACGATGTATCATCTCATGAAGAAACGAAAGGCGATTTTACATACTCAATCAAAGAAGATAAAGTGACCCATCGGTATCAATTGATTGCAACATATGAAAGATTTTTCGGTAAAGATGACGTGTTTGTATTGCATTCGATGAAGGCAAGGTTTCTAGACGCGGAAGCAACACCGTCCCCCATCCCCACCCCCACGCCGAAGTCTTCCGTTGCGAGTCGTTCGCGTTCGCGTTCGCGTTCGCGTTCCCCATTATCAGTGGACAAGTCGCAAGTTTCATACAAAAGCCACAGCGAAAAAGAACTCGACGAAACCGATATTTACAATATTGTCCGTAATGTGTTTATTAAAAACCGTGCCGTATTTTTTGGTGGATATGCGAATATTCTATACTCGCGGTATATGCCAAAACATCAGCGTCGTATCATCCAAAAAATCCCCGATTTCGATATTCTCTCAGAAGACCCACGAGAATTATGTGAAGAAGTCGTCAAAGAGCTTACCGCACATAAATACACAGGAGTAAAATATACGAAACACGCTGGTATTGGTGAAGTCATTTCAGAGCATTATGATATTCGGGTGGGTGACGAGGTCATCGCATTCTTATACAAACCTCTCGCGTGTCATAGTTATAATACGATACGCTTACATAGTGATGGGGATAGTGGAACCGAAACGATTCGTATTGCAACAATCGATACGATGTTAAGTTTTTATTTGGCGTTCATTTATGCTGACCGCGTGTATTATGATATCAATCGTATTCTTTGTATGTCTCAGTTTCTCTTTGATGTCCAGCAACATAACCGTCTGAAACAGACTGGATTATTGCGGCGTTTCAGTATTAATTGTTACGGTAAACAGCCAACACTTGAATCGATGAGATTTGAAAAAACGAAGAAGTATGAGGAATTGAAGGGAAAGCGAGGAACGCGTGAGTTCGAGGAATGGTTTTTACGGTATATTCCTTATGAGAAGGCGAAAGGTCTGAAAAAAACAAAGAAGCGTAAACAAGAAAAGTAGACGTATACCTACTAGCGTTTATCGAAGCCCTTCACCGAGCTTATTGAATATCTTCATAATCACGAAGAATATCCCTGCAAACATCGCACTCGTCGCAGTAAGACCAACCATCTTGAAATTACCGTCTTCTCCAAATAAAGAAGGCAGAAAGTGGAGCAGTTGTGCACGGAATACCGGCATCTGGAATATAAAATACATTACGCCAACCAAAATCGGCATTTGGAGGTCATAATAAATTGCTTCAATCGTGTCGATTTGATTGGATTGGCGAGCATTCGCACGCGCGATACTTTCCATCGAGGTGTGTTCTTTGATATAGTCACCGCTTCCGCCTTCTTGAAAATGCACAGTTTTGACATAATTTGGGCGTGCCTGTTCATCATGTGTAAATGCGGTCGGGTTCATCGGGATATCTCTCGTAGGTATCATCGTCATACCGTTGGCACTCGCACGTTGGACTCCTTGCATCACTTCATTCATTACATTTCCGGGGATTTGTGTAGGCCCATGAGATGTCAATGGTTCGTTACCGATACTTGGTGAATAGATGAGTGGGGCTCCATTATTACCGTGTCCTGAACTCGGTGTTTGACTGCTTAAAGGCAGGTCGTCGATACTGGTGGTGTCGTTCATTTATAAAATTGGAGAGAGTATATGTATAACAAAAATGATGATATACATATAGTAAGAACGAACATAATCACTTCTTAACGCAATTATCATGTCGCATCGGTTGTCGTTCGCCGCGATTATTGATTGTTAGACAAAAGTAAATTGAACTAAATACTTGTCGAATAAACATAAACATAAACATAAACATAAACGAAAAAAACTAGTGAAGCTTAACATCCTTCTTTCCTGCCTCGCATTTCATCGCCTTTGTCTTATATTCATAACATTTATCATCCAACTTATATGTATCCTTCTCTAAATCTTTAAGAGGAGGGGCACGAAATGTGATGCATGAACGGTCTTTACACACCTTGCGAAAAAGGGATGCAATACCTAAACCAAGAACAATCGAAATAATAATACGGCCTGTTTCAGTGTGAAGCAGTCTTTGAAAACCCATTGTATTCTATTATATATGAATATAAATTCGGTTCGGGCTACGTCATTATTACTAGTATTATTATTGAACAGGTATTTTCTTTATTTTACCTTTGGCGTTTGCACATGAAACCTCTTTCGCATCAAACGAGAAGCAATTGTCTGCATGGTCTTTAAATTGAAAATTGCGGATGTTGTCAGGTGTCGGGTAAACATAAATAATCTTCGGATTCGGCACCGAGATATATACATAAAACAGTCCTACTGCTAGGCTAACGATGAAAACTGGAAGGGAAATATGGTTAAATAAGTTAAACATCTTTGGTATGTCTAGTTTTATTCAACTTCGTATATTATATTATACGTTGATAATAATCTATTAGGGATTGACTTGACCGACAGGCTTCGGTGCGACCACCGCCCCTACAGGCTTACTCACAATCCGATTATCTGCAATCCACTTCGGCATAATCACCGGCATATAAAGTTCGTGATAACTATACTTCTTTTGCGAGAGATTGAATTCACCGTCATTATACATTTGAACGAGCACACCATCGGCGTTTTCACTTGTTTCTACTTGTGAATATACGTATTTCGTCTCTCGCATTTTCATAAACGCGGGCTCAATATCTTGCTGATACAGAGTAAGAATATCGTCGATGATGCTTCGGTTCTTCCATTCCGAGTCTCGGAACTCCGTCATATATTCCTTAATCTGTGCAATTTTCTCTGAAATCACGCGTGTATAAATTTCTGTATCTTTACGACGGTCATCATTATCCGTAACACTCAGATAATAGGTTCGAAACTCGGCATACATTTTCATTTGCTCCTGTAATTTGTGTTGAACAGCGTCGAATTGCTCTAAGAGTTCGTCTTCGTTCATGAAACGGAATAAAAGGTCGAGTTTCATTCGGATAATTTCGTCCTTGGTCTTACGAACCTCTTCAAGTGATTCATTCATTAATGTTTCTAAACTAATATATTTACCGCGTGTGACTTCAATATGAAAACCGCATGGCTGAGAGATATTGCCACATATGGCTTTTAGTTTACCGTCGGTCTCCGTGAAAATGGACCCGCCTTCTTGCTTGCATACAATACACAAAGGTTTGATGTGCTGTGCGAGGCGTCTTGCTTTTTGTTGTGCCGATAGCGTCTTCCAGTTTATAAGTGGGTCATTCATTAAGCGTTGACGACGTTTTTCAAGTGCGGAATTGTATTTTTCTTTCAGAGAGTAATAACCGTGAATTGCGTCGTTGATTTTTGTCCGTTCTTCTTCGGGAATAAGTTGGTATGGGTAAATCATACCGCGGAATTCATTCGGGTCAGCTGCACGCTGGAGGTGCTTTTTTAGTGCATCTTCCTGCTTTTTAGTAACTTCAAGCAGAACACGGGTTGCTTTTTTCAGGTTGTCGCGAGTATCTTGGGCACGTTTCTGTTCGGCGATGCGAGAGGCAACAACTCCACCACCCCCGTATTGATGCTGCGAACGTTCTTGAATAGCTGCATGTAAATCTTGATAAACTGACGCCTGTGACATGATGGATGTGTTTTACTACTATAAATAGTATAGATAGAAATCTCGCGGCTCGACTACGCTCGGTTTCGCTCGGCTACATCCCCACCGGCTACACTACGTTTCGCTATGCGTAATTACGTTTCCAATAATCCTCATCTGGACTTTTCCACAGTGGCAAGTTTGTCAGCATTCCCATTCCATTTCCAGAGGGATGTATTCGTGCATCCATTGGTATTCCTTTGCTTTGTGCATAATGTGTAGCGTTTACCATTTTCAATTTCGAGAGAATGTATTCTTGTTGCCGTTGTTTCTTCGCAGCGATCTCTTCCGGAGTCGGTTTCCCCTTGTAACGTAAATATAAAAAGATGCCTAAACAGATAAAGAATGCAACACCCATAGCGAAATTGAAGGTTTGCGTATGATAATAATCCTTCATCCGATGACACTGTTCGAGAGATTTACTTAAGAAGTATCGCACACCCGGCTCGATTAAAGTTGGTGTTGGTGCATTATTGTTCATCGCTTTACGCTTTACGCTTATTATAATAGGAAAAAATAACACTATAATCAAAACGCAACGAACAGCCACCCCCTTCCTTAGTAAAACCGCAACGAATATAATAATAGTAACATATTTTAGTTACGAGAAACATGGTCGAATTAAGCTCATCTGTTGCAATTTTCTATTTCTTGGCCGTTTTTGGTGCATATTCATATTACAAACATTCCAAAAAGGGCGTTTTAAGTGGCGGAATTCTATTTCTCTTTTTCCTAGTTCTCATAACCGGTGAATACTTTATCAACCTTGCGATGTCAAAAGATATTTGTGGGTTTGACCAAGAGAAAACCGCGTTAATCGCTACTGTATTACCGTGGTTCTTAGTATTAGGCGTTCTTAAGGCTGCACTCATCGTGTTTCCGGGGTGGTTGACCCCATTCAGCAATACATTCGGATACATTTTTGTTTCTGTAGCAACGGATATGAAAGATGTATTTAACAATATTTTGACACCACAGTTTGATTTAGCACCGGAGTCGCAAAAAGGTCCGGCGGCGGGGGCGGCGGGAGGGCAATCGGGTGGTTCCGGTGATAGCACCGGTGGTCTTCAAGATAGTGCAGACATACCAGCAAATGAAATAAAAAACAAGCGTGATATTGGACGTGCTTTAGAACAAATATATACCGACCAGTCGATTCTTCTCAACGAACTCAACCTTGATAACCTCGACCGTTTCTGGGACAGTTTCAAAGAATCACGTCTGATTCGACCATCTGCTAAGGTGGAAGACTTGGAAAAAATTCGGACATTTTTAATTATGAAGTCGATTGTGGGTGAATTTGTTTGGTTAGTATTAGCTGGTATGTTGGTTGTGAGCATTAGTTATAATTACTTACTGAATATGGGTTGCTCGTTTACACCTGAACAACAGAAGATACGTGCTCAGGTGCTGAAAGAGAAGCAAGAAGAAGCAAAGAAGAAGGCGGATGCAGAGAAGAATAAAGTGATGACGATTACCAGCTAAACGTCACTACAGCAGGGTTCTACTCCGTTTCACCCCGCCTTCGTTCCGTTTCCAGACTCGCGTCGCTTTGCTCGTTTCCTCGTCATTACACTCCCTTTGCTTCGCGACGCTCGTTTCATTCCGACTCCACTCGCTCCGCTCGGGTATTCGTCTATATTGTGTTCTGTAAATTCAATATAGATGTATAAAATATCGAATGATGACCGAGCGGAGCGGAGTAAATGGATCCGACGCGTCAGCGGAGGCGAAATGCACGGAACGATGCGAGACGCGAGACGAACTAGACGAAGACCCGTGTAGCTGGCCGTGAAATGTAATACACCGCGACATACGAGAGAATACCCAATAGAATTGCGACCAACCAGATAGGTAATACCGTCTTACTAGAATACCCTATACCAAATTCGCGTAAACTACCGTCTTCATTATAAATAAACGATGGGTTCATGTATTGGACTATCATAAATACGGCCACATATAACAAAATGGCTGCACCTGCTAAATTATTTCGGATGATTGTTGTGAATGAATTCATGTTTTTTATTGTAATAGCCTTACTACTAGTATATTACAATATAACATTTATTATTATAACGTTTATCTACTCTTCGTCGGCGTCCTCGTTGTCTTCATCCGACTTCTTCTTTTTCTTAGTTGCTTTCTTTTTCTTCTTTTTCGGTTTCTCTTCTTCGTCATCGCCTGCGTCGTCATCGCCTGCGTCGTCATCGCCACCACCTTTTGCCGTTTGAATTTGCTTCCAAATAGAAAGCCACTGAGTGCAAAGACAAATCAAATATTGAGATAAATTTTTGACATCTTTATCAAATTCTACACCGGCCGTCTTATACGCTTTTTCCAAAGAATTGTGATTCTTCTTCAGAAGTGACAAAAATATGTTTCCTCCCTTTATTCCGTTTTCCAAGTTATCAGTAATCTTTGTTATAGATTCATCTATTTTTTGTCTCATTTTTCTTTCCGGTCGGTGTAATTCATACAGTTCTAAAGAACTACCTAAAAATATCCTATAGTTTTCCATTTCCTCATTACTCTTATCTATTTTACGTTTTTCCGTCTTAAAAGTATTATTCTCTGTAACTGTACTCAAATGTTCCTTTGCTTTATCGTTTATTGGCTTACTACCCAGATAATCTTCAAATTGCCAGTATTTATCGGCAACTTTTTGTATATTTTTCATCGACTT